AATCAGGGTGAAACTCATATTACTGATTCCGACAATGGCAAGATTCAAGATATGATGCTGTATGGCAAATCATCACAGGATGGAACGCCCTCACTCGAAAATCCAGTTGAGATTAAGAGCGTGGTAAACCCTGTTATTAAGATTTGTGGGAAGAATTTGTATGATTCTAAAAAATTCCCAATTATATTAAACAGGGCGATAGATACCAACACAGGTAAGATATATGAATCGTTGAGCGGAAAATATTGTGCCACTGAGAAGTATATACCTTTTCCGTATAGTGGCAAAAAAATTTCATTTAACGCTTCAATGTCATTATGTGCATATGATCAAGATTATAAATTCATTTCTAGTGTTAATAAAAATAATGGTCAAGTTCCATCTGGGACAATGTATGTCAGATTTGACATTAAAATAGAAGATAAAGATAAAGTACAGATAGAATTATCCGAAAACACAACAACTTATGAACCCTACCACGAACAGACCGTCACTCTCCCTTACACACTCAACGCAATCCCTGTAAGTTCAGGTGGTAACGTCACAATCGACGGACAGCAGTATATTGCGGATTATGTAGATGCAGAACATGGGAAGTTGGTAAAGATGGTTGATTCTTCTAAGTTAGATAATACACAATCTATTGTAAACAAAACCGAATGGTTATTAGCAGAACCGCAGGAAACCGACCTTACCACAGAAGAAATCACCGCATTTAAAGCACTTGCAACATATTATCCAGTCACAAATATATCTATCAATTCAGAACAGCTTGACGGATATACAGTATTTAATTATCCAATTTCAATGAAAAACGGTTGGGACTATGTAAAACAGCAGTTAAACGACAACCGAGATTATATCTATGACATGGATATACAATCAGCAGAAGCCTATGTAAATTCAGAGTACGCAGTAGCATTAACAGAATTGGAGGTATGATTATGTTATATAGAACATTATTAAAACTTAAAAAAAGAAACGGACTGACAAATGATTTGAAAAATAAGATTGATATTTTCTTCGCAACGGGCAGGATTACTGAGGAACAGTATAATGAGTTGATGGATGTTAATAAGGAAGAAGAACCGAAAGTGGAAACTAATTAGCACCACGACTTTTGACGAAAGAGGTGATATATTATACTTAGTCCTGAATATTTACGGCAAATTACAGAGGGCAGTGAACAGATTGCAGAAGAACTGCATCAGTATATCATCTCTGAAATCGTGTCGCGAATGATGGCAAGAATTGGCAGAGGTGAAGATTATATTCTGACCAATGCCGATGCGTGGAGAATCAGAACGCTACAGGAATCTGGTGAACTGTTAGAGGACATTCTGGCAGAATTATCCAAATACACCAAACGCGAGCAACAGGAACTTCTTGAAGCGTTTGAAGATGCCGGAATCACTGCAATGAACTATGATGATAAGGTATATAAGGCGGCAGGATTAAGCCCCGTACCGCTCGAACAATCTCCAGCTATGATAAGGCTCATGGAACGAAATATGCTTGCAACTATGGGCGAGTGGAAGAACTTCACACGGACAACTGCAAGTGCCGCTCAGAGGCTCTATATTGAACAATGCGACCTTGCATATAACCATGTGATGACTGGGGCGGTTGGGTATACGCAAGCCATCAAAGAGGCAGTTAATAACGTTGTATCAGATGGCGTCACTGTCACATATCCATCTGGCAGAAAAGACACAATCGAAACCGCAGTTGCACGTTCTGTCAGAACTGGTGTGGCTCAGGCTACGGGAGATATATCTCTCAAACGCATGGAAGAAATGGACTGGGATTTAGTTCTGGTCAGTGCACACATAGGAGCCAGAACAGGTGACGGCGGCGAGAATCCGGGAAATCACTCGTTTTGGCAAGGCAAGATATACTCTCGTTCTGGCAAGAGTAAGAAATTTCCACCATTCTCATTGACTGGATATGGAACGGCAAGCGGACTGTCAGGAGTCAACTGTCGGCATAGTTTTGGAGCCAGTGATGGGGAATTTAATCCTTATGCAGAACTATCGGCACAGGACAAAGTTGACAAAGGCAAACAGTACGAAAAAGAACAGCGGCAACGCACTTATGAGCGAAGAATCCGCAAAACGAAGCGTGAAGTTCTTGGAATGCAAGCGGCGGTTGATAACTGTAATGACGAACAGACAAGATTTGCACTTCAGCAAGACCTTGACCGGAAGTCTTATCTTTTACAGAAACAAAATGCTGCATACAAAGATTATTGCAAGCAGAATGACCTGAGGGAACTGCAAGACCGACTTATGATTGCTAAGTGGAACCGCCAGAACGCCGCAAAAGCTAGAGGAGCGGCGAAACGGTATAAGACAGCAAAGGGGATTGACTGATGGACAGATGGGAATATTTCAATCCGAATCCTGCCGGTAATCGAGTCGGAGATTGCGTTGTCCGGGCAATATGCAAGGCAACCGGTTTTGACTGGGAAACGGTATTCGCCGGATTAATGATACAGGCGTGCGCTCTGTCAGATATGCCGAGCGCAAATTATGTCTGGGGCGCGTACCTTTATAAGCATGGATACAGGCGCAAACTGATAGAACAGTCAGAGCGATATATCTATACAGTCAATGACTTTTGTACAGACCATCCGACAGGTACATATATTCTCTGCATAGATGGCCATGTAGTGACAGTACAAGAGGGAAAATATTTTGATACATGGAATAGCGGTAATGAGATCCCAGTATATTACTGGGAAAAGGAGTAACTAAATGAGCATATCAGAATTTGTACAAATATTCCTCTCTATCTGCGGAGGAGTGTCTATTATTGGAGGAGCGGCAGCCGTAATCTTTAAATGGATTACACCGGCGTTTCGACTTAATAAACGAGTAGAGACACTGGAAGAACATGATAGACGAGACTATGAAAGCCTTCAGAGAATCGCAGAACGAGATTCATTAATTCTGGAAGTGTTATCAACCATGTTGGATAGTCAGATTAGTGGGAATAACGTCGAAGAATTAAAAAAAACAAAACAGAAGCTTACAAATTATCTTGCGCAGAATCAGCGTTAGCATTAGTAAGGGGTATGCTCATGAAATTATATGTGTTCACAAAGAAAGATATAGACAGATTCTTGATAGAATGTAATTTCACACCGGATGAAGAAAAACTATTCCGGCTGAGATGCCAGGAACGCACTCTTGAATACTGCGCTGAACAGATGAATGTGAGTATCTCCACGGCAAAACGATTGAGCCGACGGGTGAACAATAAAATAATTAAAGTGTGCTGATACTTTTCAGATACTTATATGGGTCTTAGACGAACTGTCTAAGGCTCTTTTTTTATTTTAGAATATAATCAGAAAGGTGGTGCATAAGATGGCATTATATAACAATCCTTATCAATATAGTTTTGGCGTTCCGGGACAGATGAACCAATTTCAGCAGCAACCTGTCCAGATGCCAGCTCAACCAGTACAGCAACCTCAGCAGAATAATAACGGAATCCTGTGGGTATCTGGAGAAGTAGGCGCAAAATCCTATCTGGTAGCACCCGGGACAAGTGTTTTACTGATGGATAGTGAAAGTGAAAAGTTCTACATAAAATCCACAGACGTTTCCGGTATGCCACAGCCATTACGGACGTTTGAGTACCACGAAATAGGCACTCAGATGCCACCTAAACAGCCTGCTCAGAACATGGACAGTAAATATGTCACCAGACAGGAATATGACGATTTAAAGGGCAAATACGAAGCTATTATAAACCGATTAAATTCTTTTTCTGAACCTGTTAGAGCTAATACCGCACAGGAATCAGCAGTCAAGGGAGGAAACGCAGATGAGTAATCCATTATTCAATGCCCTCGGTGGTGGGATGTCACAGGGAAACGGGCCAATGCAGATGATACAGCAGTTCATGCAATTTAGACAGAATTTTAAGGGAGACCCGAAGGAAGAAGTCCAGAAGATGTTACAGTCTGGGAAGATTTCTCAGCAACAGCTTAATCAAGTTCAGCAGATGGCGGGACAGTTTCAACACATGCTGAAAGGAATGAAATAGTACATTACAATCTGGCCAGATTGATGTAAATACACAATAAAGGAGATTATAACTATGGATGGAAATTATAGCTTAGCAGATATTGCCGCCGCTACTGGAAACGGTAGAAATAATGACGGCATGTTTGGCGGAGATGGTAGCTGGTGGATTATTGTTTTATTCATTTTTGCTTTCTTCGGATGGGGAAACAACGGCTGGGGCAATAATGGCAATGGCGGCGGATATGCAGCCACAGCAGCTACTCAGGCAGACATTCAGAGAGGATTCGACAATTCAGCGGTAATCAGCAAACTTGATGGAATCAACAGTGGCCTGTGCGATGGCTTTTATGCCATGAACAATGGTATGCTTACCGGATTCAATGGAATCAACACAAACATCATGCAGACCGGCTTCGGAATCCAGCAGGCTATTAATGCCGATACTGTGGCTAATATGCAGAATACTAATGCTTTACAGGCACAGCTTGCGAACTGTTGCTGCGAAACCAGAGAAGCAATTCAGGGCGTAAATTACAATATGGCACAGAACACCTGCGCATTGCAGAACACCATGAACAGCAATACAAGAGACATTATTGACAGCCAGAACGCTGGAACAAGAGCTATTCTTGATTATCTTTGCAATGAAAAGATTTCTAGCCTGCAGGCTGAAAACAATGATCTCAGACGTGCTGCATCTCAGGATCGCCAGAGTGCACTTCTCACAACTGCAATGGCTTCACAGACACAGCAGCTCATTAATGCGATTAATCCAGCACCGATTCCGGCATATCAGGTTCCTAACCCGAACACATATTACGGATGTGGATGCAACACCGGATGTAATTGCTAGCAACTTCATATCGAGAGTATCTTTCGATTGATTTCGGATGTCGGCTTATGCCGTATTACACAGAGGGGCAGGCTGAGACCTGTCCTTTTGTGATATGAAAGGGGTAAAAATTATGGCAGAATTTACAAGTGTAGCTGCTCAGACTGTAGCAGCAAATGGAAACGTAGTATTTTCAAATACAGCAGTTAAGGGTTCTAACTGCATTCAGCACAGAGAGGGAAGCGGAATCATCACTCTAAGAGGACTGACTAACCAGTGTAAAGCGAGATTCTTCGTGGATTTTTCTGGTAATATCGCAATTCCAACAGGCGGTACTGTCGGAGCTATTTCTCTGGCAATTGCAATCTCTGGTGAGCCGGTTCTTTCTTCCCAGATGATTTCCACACCGGCAGCAGTAAATCAGTACAATAATGTGTCCTCTGGCATCTATATTGATGTGCCTCACGGATGCTGCGTTAATATCGCGGTAGAAAACACAAGCGATCAGGCTATTTCTGTTGCGAACGCAAACATTGTCGTAACCAGAGAAGCGTAGGAGGTGTGATTATGAGAGATATTAAAGACTTATGCGCAAGAATCGAAGACGAGCTGTCCAAAATTGCTGATAATGGGCTGACCACTGGGAACTTGGAAATGACATACAAACTGATTGATATGTACAAAGATATCAAGAATACGCAGTACTGGGATAAGAAAGTAGAGTACTACAACACTGTCCTTGATGAGATGCGTGGCGGATACAATGACGATTACAGTGAACGTGGAAGAAAGCGTGACAGCATGGGGAGATACATCGCAAATGATGGCAGAATGATGCCGGATTACGACCGGGGCAGTTCTTATGCCAGACGTGGCGAGCATTATGTTAGAGGGCATTACAGCCGCTCTGATGGGCGAGATGCTTATGACGACTATATGACACAGAAACAGAGCTATCGTTCCGGCAAGTCTGAAGACTGCAAAAGAAAGATGCTCGCCGCATTGGAAGAACATCTGGACGAACTTACAACAGAAATGAGTGATATGTCCAAGGATGCAGAGTGCCGGGAAGAACGTGATCTTGTCAAGAGATACGTAGAAAAACTCCGTGATATGCTCTAAAAACACAAAAGTGGTAGAGAGGTAGTTAAAAGAAATCTGTTATAATGTAATTGTGCAGCAGGAAGCACAAGTAAAACGGTTGTTTTTGACATTTTCGTTTTAATCCTCCTTCCTTTAATTTAGTAGCTGGTACGCACGCTTTAACGGAAAGTTGAACAGGTTCGAATCCTGTCGTGCGTATTTGCCATCTGGCACGCAAGATGGCTCACCTCCTTGATTAAGGTTTTTGTTATTCATACTTTTCTTTTAAAAAAGAAATAAATATCCGAAACAACTCGTGGCAGGCATGACACGTTAAACACCTTGCTAACCCGGGAATCCGGGTTATGTGGAATGTACGCTAGTGGAAAACTGACAGAGTCGCGCTCTGGTCTCCGGTTCGATTCCGGGCGTTCCGCTTTAATCCGCTTAGAGTTAAGCTGTTTGTATACAGGCGGTCTATGTCTCAGGTGGATTTACGCATGAGCGTAAACGTACAACTCACTAGGCGTTTGCGTAAAAAACTTTTTAGAGAGATGAGACCACGGGCCGTGAGAAGTGATAGTCGGCAATTCTAAAAGAACCATCTAGTTCATGTGTTTTACGATGGAAAGGTTAATGCTTATCTGGATATTTTCATCCGGTCCGAAAGCATGTGATGTGGGAATCAACCCAGTTTCTTTTCAGAGAACTGGCCGTTATAGGCGGTACGGAATGTAGCTCAGTGGTAGATCGCACTGTAAATGTGAGGTCGCAGGTTCGATTCCTGCCTTTCCGATTACCTTGCCAGTGGTCTAACTGGCTTAATCCATTTACCTGCGGCGGCAGGTCAATAAACACGACCAGGAGGATGTTATGCAGAAACTTATTGACACTTTAAAATCATTTGGAATTGAAATCCCGGAGGATAAACAGGCAGATGTAAAGAAAGCACTCTCTGAGAATTACAAGAATGCAAAGGAAGTTGCAAAAACTCTGTCAAAAGTCGAGGGAGAACGTGATGACTGGAAAGTACGTGCTGAGACAGCAGAAGAAACCTTAAAAAGTTTTGACGGTATCGACCCGGCAAATATTAAAAGCGAGTTAGAGACTTGGAAACAGAAAGCGGCAGATGCAGAGAAAGAATTCAATGCAAAAATCTACGACCGTGATTTCTC